GCTTTGACATCAGCCATGACCCCTTCAATTGTCTTCTTAGCACCCTCCAGTTCCATGCGCCCTTCATGGAGCATGGCGCACCCTGATTTAATGGCAGAGACTGCGCCTTGGGCAAGGAGGAGGAGAGAGAAAGGATCAATGGTTTACTCCTACTTAATTGGTATGTCGCTAACGTCAAACTCGCCTTTTCCTTTGGGAAAGAACTCTTCACTTGCACCGCTACCACCAAGAATGTTGTTAATTGGCTCTACAACAAGTTTTGTAAATGCAGTAGGTGAAGTTAGTTTTTCTTTTGCTGTTGACAAAAATGTTATTGCTCTTGCGCCTTTAGGATCAAGCAATACCTTGGCTAAGTTTCTTTGTGAAAAGAATAATCCTCCACCAACTATAGCGGCAGACCCAAGATTGTCTTTAATAGTATTTTGTTGTTCAGGAGAAAGCAAGAAGTAATATCCAGAGCCAATGGTAGCCAATTGAGTAGCACCAGTAAGCAGAGGACGCATTGTTTGATATGGCACACCAGCAACTGCTTTTGTATCAACTAAACCTAGTTTTGCCGCATTACTCATAGCCTTGATTGCTTCGTCTTGTGGACTTCCACTAAACAATCTGTTATACGTGTTTGCCATTGCTTTGTTTTGCTCTAAGTTATTAGCAAACTTCAACATATTTTCAGGCGTGTTAACCATTGCCTCAAGATAACCATGCCTCAAAGCATCCATAAGGTTGGATGCCTCTTGAGTAGAATCTTTAGATTCAAGTTTCTTTACTTGCGCGGCAAGACTTTTATATTCAAAACTTCCTTTTCCTGCCCCTGAATTTTGTAAAGTTTGTAATTGTTCTTTTAGTCCATCTATTTCTGCTTTTTTAATAGTGCCTACCGCAGAAACTGCTTTAAATAAATCAAGTGTTGGAGTTTCAAGTCCAGACCTGAACAAATGACCGCCAACTTCTTCTGGATACAACCTTAGCGCTTCAACAATAGCATCAGACTGAAGCCCTTGCACACCTTCACGATATGTGTTTGTTACTTTTTGATACTGTTGATATGTGTTTGGATCAAGCGTTGATTTTGCTGACACATCCATTGCATTGTCAATTTTGCCAATCAAACTAGTAATGGTTTTAGATGCTCTTAAATCTTTTTGTGATGCAGTATTAGAAGCGTATTTATCACGATTTTCAGCCAACCAACGTGATCTAATTTCATGCATATATTGCATATCGACATTAGGTGGAAGATTCTTAATTTCCTTTAAGATGGTTTCTTGACCAGAAGTCAATGAAGCGGGTTTAGTCAATTGAGCATTAGCCCAAGAGTTCAATGGGAATGTAGATATTAAAGACTTTTTATCTTTAAATATGTCATCGTATATAGGTCTTACAGAATTACCCAAGGACTCTTGCCCTTGCTTTATAAAGTTTTGCAGAATCTCACCAGACGCATACTGAGAAGATGTATTGCTTCTTAATGCTTGCTCAAACTCAGGACTTTTTGCCAATGACTTGAGAATATCTTTAGAGCCTGCCCGTAACGCATCACTAATTTCTTGTTGTTTTGCTTTAAAAAGACCAAAAGTTGCTGGCGAATATACAAAACTTTCTAAATTGGTAAGAAGATTTGACCCTGTTCTAGCACCTAATGGCAAAGATGAGCCTTGCTTCTCAAGAAATGCCTCTGCCGCTTTGTTTGCATCAGGAAAATCTTTTTGTGAAAATCCAATTTTGTCAGCACCAAATCTAAGCACCTTTCCTGCGCCTTTAAGCACAAGATTACCACCCAAATCCCATGCGGCTTCTTCTAAACCTGCTTGAGCAACAAGAGATAAAGATGGTTTTTCTTCTCTTGTATATTGCTCAACAGCCTCTCCTACCATGCCACCTACACCAGCACCAAACGTACTGCCAGCAAGAGCGCCAGGCGGCCCAGCCACAATGCCACCAAGTGTTCCAAATCCCAAACCACCAACAAGACCACCCATCTCTTGCGCCCCAAATGCACCTCTAGGCGCACGATAGTCAGGGCTAAGAACAGACTTGCTTATTTCTTTGGCGGCAGTAGTGTCTTCAAAAGGAATTTCTGATACATCATATTCGCTAGCCATATTACAGCCCCAATTCTGTTTTAAGTGAATTTATTTGCTGATCTTCTTCTCTTGTCTTTGACTTTTTGCGTTTTACACCAGCAACTAAATCTTGCAACCTATTAAGTTTTGTTTGGAACTCAATACGACTATCTGCTTCAGCAAAGTTAACCAATGTTTTATTCTTTTCTTTATGTTCTTTTGCTCTATCGTATGTGTACTTGTTCTCAGCAATCTCAACTTTCATCAAATTGACAAGGCGCTGAATAGTCTCAGGTTGTTGTAAAGCATTTGGAGCAGTCTTTTCTAAACGATCCAATTCTTTTGCGGCAAGAGAGCCAGGGAAGTTCTTAACCAATGGGAACACATATCGAGTACCCATAGCCTGAATCAACTGTGTATTTGAAGCGGCATTTTTCAACTCATCATTAACTGGTATTCCAAGACCTGTCAAAGCCGTTATAAAGCCTTCTTTTGACTCTGCAAATTTACCAGTAAATGCGTTTGATAAGGCGGTTTCAAGAACTGCAAGGTTTCGCTGAGAGGAAGTACCCGCAACTACTGATTTGCCTAAATTATTAAAGTTTTCAGCAGAGAACTTACCAGTTTCTTCCCCTTCTTTCTTAAGTGCGCCAGAGAGTGCTTTTGCAAGCATCCCAAAACCTTCACCCATCAATTCTTCAATTGGTTTTCCAGAACTTAATTTCTTCATTCTGGCTGTCAAAATGTCATATGCTTCTTTGTTTTTTACAGGGTCAAGTAAGTCTCTTTCATTCATTAACTTGGTTATTTCGGATGGAGCATATTCTTTAGGACGAGTTAATGCGGTTAACTGATCTTTATATACCTGTAATTGAGAAACAACTTCAGGTGTTTGTTCTTGTCCTTCTAATGTTCTAATTGCGGCTTTTATTCCTGCCTCTGCATTAGCCTTCATCACATCTGAACCAAGAGATGCGGTTCTACGATCTTGTAAGTTCTTTGCAATCTGTGATTCTTTTAATTCTTGCTCGGTAGCCCTTTGTAAAGCAATCTGTGCGCCTTGAGGATCATTCTTGTCAAGTAGTTCTTTAGCAAGACTTTTAAAACCTTCTGGTTTAGTTAAATCATACTTCTTACCAAGTTCTGTCCTTTGGCTATACATCATCATTACAGGGTCTTGTGCGCCCAAAAGGTTGCTTACGACATTACCCGCTTGACGGCCTTGTGTATATGCCATTGCATTAATACGCTCATAAGGATCAAGTTTTGCAAACTCCAACCCTTGCTTACGGGCTAAGTCTTGTTCATTCTGTTGATATATTTCAGGAGATACGCCAAACAAATTAGCCATCATTGAATCTTGTGCCATGATTGTTTTCCTTAATTTTCAAATCCAGCCATTTGTTGCGCTAACATTAGTTCTTGTTGGGTTTGTGGATTGGCTTTTACTCCAGCCAAATATTGACCTTGTTGTGCATATCCTCCTTGTGGAGTAAATCCATAACCAGATGATTCCCACCAATTACTTAATTTATTTCCTAAATAAGCATCTGTCGCAGTACCCAATCGGCCTTGCGATAATCCAGACAATCCTGATGCAAATGGACTTAATGCATTAGCGGGTTGTAATGTTTTAGCCGCTTGTAAACCACCATACATTAATGCTTCACCAGCCCTTGCGCCTGCCGTAGCAGAACGACCACCCAATTCAGCACCTACTTGCAATGGAGTCATACCAATATTTTCAATCTGACCTTGTAATCCAAGAGAGGTTTGGAATGGAGACAATGCTCCAGTTTGACCAGCCTGATACTGATTAAGCAACTGTGAGCCACTCCCAAACAATCCTGCACCAAAGGCAGTTTGACGTTGACCAGCCTCTTGAGCCTGTGCCGCCAACTGTGCATCTTGTTGTGCCAATGCGTTGTAGTAGGCTTCCATTTCAGGATTGGTTGCGCTTAGTCCTAAACCACCGCCTGGTCGCAGTCCTGTGCCGCCAATAGATAATCCTTCTCTACCTGTTTGGAAAGTCCTATTTCTTAACTCTGCCAACTGACGTTCACGGGTTGGAGCAAGCAAGTTTTGCTGACTCAACATATATTTTTGAGCCGCTTGTTCAGGGGTTTCTGCTAAATATTGACTACCAAGGTTAAACAATCCAGAAGCCGCACCAGTTAAAGGAGCGTACTGCTGTGGAGACATCAATCCTTGTTGTAACTGTTGGCTAGTTAAACCACTTAATGCTTGTTGATAGCCACGAAGTTCAGGTGATATACCAAGGTCAACACCCGTTGCTCTTCCTTGTGCGTCATAGGTATATTTTGGAGTGGCAAAAGCACTTCCAGCAACACCAAAAGGCGTAAATTTAGACGCTTCTGCACCTAATCTTGCCGCCTCTAGTTGAGCATTTGCCGCTGTTTGAGCCGCATCTATAGTTGCACCCGCTTGGATTGAGGTTGGCCCTAATCCAAAAATATCTGCTACTGAACTTACTAAACTTCCCATAATTATCTCCAACAGTAAATGTAGGCTTTTGCCCCATCTTTTGACACAACCTCTTGCATTTGCTCCATCCCAATTGACTTTGCAAACTTGTTTAATTTCACATTTTCTTCCTCTATAAATGCCAATAAAGGAATGTTTATTAAACTTCTTACAATCTGCAAATCATTCAAAAACTCTTGTTTAACTCTTGCTGACCATTTAAACACATCTGCATGAAACCACATTAAGTTATTGAAAAACTCAAAATACATAATGTAGTTATCTTTCATAACAACTGGTGTTTTCAATATTTATTCAAAAAGAATGTTGACAGAACCAGCATCAAAAGTGTCTGTTCCGTTAACTGTTGTTATGCGAACACGATCAAGAGTTCCACCCAAAGCAGAAGTTCCACCGCCCATAAACACAACTGTTGTAGTTGATGCACAAGTATGGTTAGCAACCCATGTATTTGAACCCATATACGCAATAGTCATAATTCCATTTATTATGTTACTAGCCGCTTGGAGCCTCATAATTAATCCAGATGTGCTATCACTACTGCTTGAGCCACCACCACCATCAAGATCGTTAGATGTAGAAACATAACCAGAAGTAGTAACACCACTAGATGTTCCTAACTGAACAAGCATAAAGGAAGTTCCATTTGTGCTTATATTTCTAAACATCACAGTTATTCTGTTTACCCAACTTGGAAGGCTTGTAAAGTCAAGTGATGTTCCAGAGGCTGTAATTGTTGTGCCTCTAGTAATAAAACTAGCACCCATTGTTGGCGTTCCACCAAACGTAGGACTATTGATAGTTGGACTTGTCAATGTCTTGTTTGTCAATGTCTGGGTATCTGAAGTTCCTACAACTGTTCCTGAAGGTGCTGTCGTAGAACTCCATGTAGCCAAGTTTGAACTAAATGCTTGTACATCAGTACCAATGGCAACACCCAAAGCAGTTCTAGCATTAGATGCCGTACTAGAGCCTGTACCACCACTAGCAACAGCCAAATTACCTGTAACACCAGTAGTTAGTGGCAACCCTGTGCAATTAGTCAAAGTGCCAGCAGAGGGCGTTCCAATGTTAGGCGTAGTAAGAGATGGGCTTACTAAGTCAGCCTTGGTAGCAATAGAAGTAGCAATGTTGTTGAACTCTGTGTCAATCTCAGTACCCTTAACAATCTTTAAAGCATTGCCAGAAGATAAGTTATCTTTGGTAGCAAAGTTAGTGCTTTTGGTGTAATCTGTCATGATTTTTTCCCTTGTTTAGCCTGTATCTCAATTTTCTGTATAGACAAGGCTGTACCATTGATATTAGCCTCATACCCTGTTTGTACAACCTTACCAGTACCACTTGCAGAAACAGTCAATGTCTGCAAAGCAACTCCATCAGAATAGTATGCAATTACAGTAGCATTTGCGCCATACTCAGCAATCCCATAATAGGATTCACCCTGAGTAGGAATAGTTGAATTGTCTGACAAATAGTTGGTCTTAAAGTCAAAGCCCCACTTAAAGGTCACAGTCTGATTTGTTCCACCAATCACAACAATGGACAACTTCTTCAAAATAGAAGTAACATTCACATCGCCTAAGTCTGCATGGTTTGTGTAATACAAGAATCTGTATAAACTTGCATGGTCTTGGTAAGTACCATATTTTCCAATATAGCCATTCTTACCAATCAACAAATCACCATTTCTTCTTGACAAAAGTGCTGTTGGCTCAATAGAGTCCCAACTAGTTACTCTAAGCGAGGCATCTTGCAGTTGTATCCGTGTATCAAAGCAAAACAATGATTTGATAGATGGGAGCGTCAATAAGTAAAAGGCTTCTTTTTCAGAGTAAACAGACTTGATGTTTGCCAATGTTTCGCCTGATACAGCACCTATCAAGTCATTCCTAATGTTCTTAGACAAGTCTCCCAAAGGAATAGACTTCTCTATGATTGTTCTAGCAAAAGAACGAACACCAGAGTTAGACAAGAATAAGATGTCTTTACCAGTAGATTGGATTGAATCCCTTGCTATACAACCAATACCACCCACACTATCATTTAATGACATTGTTGATGGCGTTGTCGCATTGGCGTATACAAGAATCTGACGCTTGCCAAATATGATTAGGAATCCATTGTGTGCCGCCAAACCAGTTATCTCATCTGATCCGTTAGGCCATACCCTGTCTACATTTAAAGAACCCGCTGTTCCTGTTGACCACACATGACCAGAAAGTAAGTCAGAAAAGAAGATGGTTGATGTGTTTGTAGTTGTACTTGCCACCCACAATCTGCCAAAAGCACTAATAGCAATATTGGCAGAAGGAACAGTACCTACATAACCAGTCTTCTCAGACACACGCCTAAATGTGGTGATGCTTACCGCAGGGTCATAGATTAACGGGTCATGCCCAGATTGGAAGAAGTAGGTAATGCCATTCAAAGAGGCACATTGCCAATTACTGTTTGTAATGGTAGGGGCTGTACCTCCACCGCCATAGGTCAGTTCAACAACAGCGTTTGAGCCATCTAACTTGAATAACTTATTGTTACCAGCAAACAATATGGTCAAAGTTCCATCAAGTTGCACTAACTCATGGACAACTTTTACATCATTTGCGCCTAAGTTGCCAGAGGATGAATTAACCCTTGAGAAGCCTTTTCTTGAGCCAATGCGTCCGTATTGGTCAATGATGCAATTTGTAGCAACTAAAGCAAATCCTTGGTTTAAGTCCAAAGGAGAGTCTTGGGTGTTTAACCCGTAAAAGCCTGGTGCGCTTATGCTAAAGACTTGGATTGCTTGGCTCATATTGAGACAAACTCCTGATTCTCTGGATAGCGTGTACCTTCCAAAGCAATATGGTCAGATAACATTGCCCGATATAGGCTGTATGCCTCTGAGGAAGACAATCCACCATCTTCACCACGCTCGACCAATGCTCTTGCATAGGCGTTTTGTACTACTAAAACATCAGGAATCTTTACTACTGTGGAATTAGATGCCAATATTGCCTGTGGAACAGTCAACATAAACTTAATTGTATACACGCCATTAGGTATTGGATAGAGTTTTACTTGTGTGTCGTAAGAGCCATCTACCCCATCAAAAGCATATTCTGTGGGTGTTTCAGTAGCAACAGGCGCAAAGTTCAACTTGCGGTTCATGTCCACAAAAGCAA